ACCCGTCATATTGGTTCCACCGATAAATCAAGTTATGAATATTATTCGGTTAGAAAAGCAATCGATACTTGTGCCGACGCAGAAGTGGTTGAATGTAATCTCATAACAGTACCGGGCATCACTACCAACGGCATCAATCAGCACTTGGTAAATGTTGCAGAAAACCGCGCAGATTGTTTAGCTATTCTTGACCTGGCTGGTGGATATTCTCCACGCGCAGATAGATTAGCCACGGCAACTGCCTTTAGCTCTTACGGAGGCTCTGTGACCAGCACGTTGCAAAACCTAACAGACCTTGGTATCAACTCAAGCTACGCTTGTAGCTACTACCCATGGGTTCAGATTCGTGATACGCACTCTGACTCTGTGGTGTGGGTGCCGCCGTCTGTTGCCGCGATTGGTACGATGGCTAGCTCTGAGGCGAAGTCCGAGGTTTGGTTCGCACCCGCTGGTTTCACCAGAGGTGGGCTGACTGAAGGTTCTGCTGGAATGCCGGTAGTAGGTGTGCGTGACCGACTGACATCGAAGCAGCGCGATGACTTATACGCCCAGAACGTCAATCCGATTGCAACATTCCCCGCAGAAGGGATTGTAATCTTTGGTCAGAAAACCATGCAGGTTACGGCTTCCGCCCTTGATAGAATCAATGTCCGACGACTGATGATTTTTGTCAAGAAGGAAATTTCCCGAATGGCTGCGACCACCTTGTTTGAACAGAATGTGCAGCGCACATGGAACAGGTTCTTAGGACAGGTAAATCCATTCCTTGACAGTGTTCGCGCACGGTTGGGACTGACAGACTTCAAGGTCATTCTCGATGAAACGACAACGACCCCAGAGTTGGTTGACCGTAACATCATGTATGCGAAGATCTTGCTGAAACCTGCTCGTGCCATTGAGTTTATTGCGATTGATTTCGTGATTACTAACAGTGGAGCTTCATTTGAAGATTAGCCATAATAGGGAGACAAATAGTTTCCCATCAACTATTTAGTAATATCCAGAACAGGATTATAAGGAGAACGTAGAAAATGTCAGAAGGATTTTGGTCAGAAGCGGCGACAGAGCCGAAAAGGGCTTATAGATGGATGCTGCTGTTGGGAGGAATTCCACAGTGGTTAGTTAAAAAGGTGAGCAAGCCTGCCTTTACAGTTTCAGAATCAGAACATACTTATCTCAATCATAAGTTTTGGTATCCTGGTCGCGTGGAATGGAATACTGTTTCCTTGACGTTGGCTGATCCTGTTACTCCTGATGCTGCTGAAACCATGATGGGCATTCTCGATGCCGCAGGTTATAAACTTCCGACAGCACCAGACCAGTTCACAACTATCTCTAAAGCGAAAGCTGTGCAGGCGTTGGGTCAGGTGACTATTCAACAGATTGACCATGCGGGTAAAGAGGTTGAAACCTGGGTTCTTAAAAATGCTTGGGTAAAGGATGTGAAGTTCGGCGAACTCGATTACACTTCTGATGAAATGGTTGACGTTGAGATTGAACTCCGCTATGACTTCGCTGTCTTGAACGGTGTTGAGGATGCCAAAGGTAAAGCATCGGGTTATAGAAATCCGGTGAAACCCGCTGGTACAAACAAAGTAGCCACATAATCAGAATAAAAGCCTTAACAAAACTTTCACAATACTTTATTCTATTAGAAGAACTAATATTTGCTTAAACGAGGTTATTGATGGCAATTAGAAATAACGAGGACCGCACAGGCGAGCGTCGAGCGTCTGCTGCTGAAGCTCCTCCACAGGCTGTAGCTGCTGCTATGTCCGATGAACATGCTTCCCCAAATAAACCACTCGACTTTACGTGTCCAACAGAGTTTGTAGACCTACCTTCTGGTGGGAAATATTATCCCGAGGGTCACCCTCTCCATAACGCTGAGTCAGTTGAGATTCGTTATATGACAGCTAAGGATGAAGATATCCTCACCTCAAAATCTCTATTAAAGAAGGGTGTGGCGATTGACAGGTTCTTACAGAACATTCTTATTGACAAAAACATTAAACTTCCGACGTTGCTTGTCGGTGATAAAAATGCGCTTGTTGTAGCCTCGCGAATTACTGGCTATGGTGCTTCATATGATACAAAGGTTTCTTGTCCGGTCTGTGCAGAATCACAAAATTATTCATTTGATTTGAACGAAAGCGTAGTCTCACAGGGGGGTCTTGAATCTTTGACGGCGCATATGCCAGAGAGCGAGGGTAGCGTTACTGCGACAGAGAACAATACCTGGATTGTTGCTTGTCCAAAAAGCAAGGTATCCGTTGAGGTTAAGTTGCTGACCGGCGCAGATGAAAACTTTATGGTCAAGTCCCAATCTATGAAGAAGAAGAACAAACTTCCCGATTCTTTATTGACGGACCAGTTGCGTCAGACAATCGTGTCTGTCAACGGAAGCACGGATGGTACCAGCATTAATAGATTTATTAATGTAATGCCAGCACTAGACTCCCGTTTTGTGCGTACTGTGTGCGAAAATCTTATGCCGAACGTGGACCTAACTCAGCACTTTGAATGTGGCTCGTGTGGTCTTGATCAAGAAATGGAGGTTCCGTTTACGACGGACTTTTTTTGGCCTAAGCGATAAATATATTGAAAATGTTTATGAGCAATTTTTCCTATTAAAGTATCACGGTGGTTGGAGTTTCATTGAGGCTTACAATCTCCCAGTAGTGCTTCGGTCTTGGTTTGTGAAGCGCCTGTCAAAACAGTTTGAAGATGAAAAGAAAGAGATGGAAAAAGCCAAGTCTAAGTCTAGTGGAGGGTCACGGTCTAATCTTTCAAAACCAAAGATGCCTTCGCGACGGTGACAGAGAATAGAATATACCTGTAAAGGGCTCCATTCGGAGCCCTTTTTTATTATGCGAGAACTATTTATAGTGAGTTATTTTATCTATAAGGAGGTGAGGTAATGGATGATAACAATCAACGCGACTTGGCACCAATTGTCATTGACTTGGACGAGCTGAAGAGCGGCAAGCTCGATGAATTTAATGTGCTGCAACAAATGGGCAGTGCGATTAAATTAATTATGCAACAAATGTTCGGCGGTTCTTCGGTGCCGGTATCCGTGAGAGGAAGCCGAAGCGATGTTAAATCGTTTGCTAGAACAATCGGCAAAGAAAAAAAATATATGACCGCGTATAAACAATACGGCCTAAATGACCCACGAACTTATAAGAGTAAGTTTAAATTGAATAAGTCTGTGCGGGATTTTGAACGCAAGACCAAATTGAAATGGCCTTTTAATTAAAACACAAGGAGATATTTACAATGGAACTTTTAAAAAATATAACAAACGGGCTCAGGGCACTGACGGAAAGCGCAATCGCGCTCCTCGCCCTAGCTGTGGTACTTCAGGTACTCTTTGGTGCAAGCCAACCCTTCTTCCCTGTTGATGTTGTGGGTAACGTTGTTACTCTGACATCTCAACTGGGTAGCCAGGGTGTGGTTGGACTTGTGGCTGTCTGGGTTTTAGTGACCCTGTTTAATAGAAAATAAAAAGCTTCAAGGATTAATTTTATAAATGGCTGATGATGGTTCCAAAAAATTAAAAAATCTTCAACAAGAGCTTGCTAGCAAACAGAAATTGTTGGAACTTGAAGGTGAGTTATTAACCTCTCGGGAGAAGGCAGCCGCCCTGCTGGACCACGAAGCGAGTGTTATTGCTGCTAATAGCGATGTTATTAAAAACATCCTAACCAACTATGAAGAGATACAGAACGCGGCGCTTAAGCAGGCGATCGCCGAAGAGGAAAATCTCGCCCACGCGGAAAAAATTCTCGCTGTGACTCGCGAAACCGGGGGTGCCAGCCAAGCTAAAGTATTAGCTGCTGAGCGAGCCGTAGAGATAGCGAAGGAAGCTGTTATAACTGCCAATGAGGAAATAGCAGCCAATCAAGAGATCTACGAAACTGGTGAGGCCATACTTGAGCAAAACAATAGGCGCACCGGGCAGCTTCAAAAACAACGCAAAGCAATAGACGAAGCCACCGCTGCCACAGAAAGTATGAAGTCCACGGTTGAGAATACCGTGGGGGCTGTAACTGGTATTGGCAGTGCTTGGAAACAGACTGCTATGGGCTCTATCTTCGCCGCTGCCCAGGCTACAAGCTGGAGCGAAGCGATGAGCGAGGTAGGCAAAACGGTCGCCGATACGCTATCGCCGATGAACATTGCCGGTTCGTTGATGGCTGGTGTAGCTCAACAAACAATGAAGATGGTGTGGGCTGTGGATAATGCCCAATCAGAGTTCAGGAAAGCAACCGGCGCAGGCGACGCTTATGATGATGTTATTTCGGATATTTATGAAGATAACAAATTAGCGGGCGTAAGCTTTGGTGACGCAGCGCAAGCTGTTCAGGGATTGATGGGTTCGATGGCTGGCTTCGGGCAGATGGGAAAAGAGGCGCAAGCAGAATGGGCTGGTATGGCAGCTACGATGGCGGAGATTGGAGTTTCAGTAGAAGAATCTGGCGCACTGTTTATAAATGCGACCAAAGCAATGGGGATGAACCAGACACAAACTAGGGCTTTAGCTGGTGAGATGGGTGGGTTAGCAAAAAAGCTGGGTGTTTCGTTGGGGCCGCTCATGTCTGAGTTCAACGCTTCAATGAGTGACCTGGCGCAATACGGAGATGATGCCGTGGGCATCTTTAAACGCCTTAAGGGGGCTAGCACCGCACTTGGAATTTCTGTCGGCAGCTTGGTCGGCTCTATGAAAGAGATGGATACTATTCAGGGAGCTGCAACCCGTGCCGGGACATTGAACGCGGTACTCCAGGGGCAATTCCTTGACACTCATGAGCTATTAAATGCCAGTGTCGAAGACCGCATACTCTTGACGAGAAAAGCAATTGATGCCTCTGGAAAAGATTGGAAGTCAATGGGCAGAGCTGAAAGGCAAATGGTTGCAAACGCTGCTGGCTTCTCCGATATGGCAGAAGCCGCTAAATTTATGAACACTTCTGTCAACGACTTGGAAGCATCAATGAATGGGGCTGGAGAAGCTTCTGGAAGCATTACTGATATAGAAGATAAAGCGGCGAAAGCACAGAAAATTACAGAAAAATTCAGCCAAGCAATGGAATCTCTGGCAATTGCTGCCGGTCCGATTGTTACGGCTTTAAGCGCTGTTGCAGGCGTCATAGCCGCGATAATGGATAGTGGCTTTGGTAAATGGATTGCTATCATTGTTGGAGCGATTGGACTTTATGTTGGAGTATTGATGCTAGCGTCGACAATACAAGCAACGCATAATGCGATATCGGCTGCGGGAGGGCTTTGGAAGTATTTTCAGGCGAAAGCCACAAACAAATTGGCGGATGCTCAAAAAAAACAGGGCAAGGCACAAGGAAAAGCGAACAAGTCAGGAGGCGGGTTTCTTAAGTTTCTCAAAAAGCTTGCAAAAATTGCTCAAAAGAATGCGGTAGGACTTCTTGCTCTTGGTGCAACATTCATGATGATCGGAATCGGTGTGGCTATAGCGGCACTCGGCGTCGCGCAGCTTGTGTTGGCTTTCAGTGGGTTTTCTGCTAGTGAAATCTTGGCTATCTCTGTGGCGCTACTCGTGTTTGGTGCGACGATGGTTGGACTAGTGTGGGTGTTGGCTGCCAATGCAAAGGTTCTTGCGGTTGCAGGCGCAGGTTTGATGTGGTTTGGTGGTGCAGTATTTGTGCTAGCAGCAGCAGTGACACTATTAGCATACGGATTTACCCTGATGGTGCCATATTTGATACAACTTATTCCCCATTTATCGGCATTAGCCAAAGGGTTGACAGAGTTGTTACCTGCTGCTGGTGTATTGACGATACTTGCAGCAGGATTAATTAGTTTTGCTGTGACGTCTGGTTGGGCGATGGTGGCGTTTGGATTGTTTATTGTTGCGATGCTTTCGCTTGGGGTTGCGATGCAGTTGGTTGGCAAAAATAGCACCGCTTTTGCTGACCTCATGGGACAGATTGATAATTTGACAACAGATACGGTCGGCAGAGTTTATGAACTGGCAAACGCAATCGAATCTGTGGGCAGTTCTTTGGCGAATATCAGCGCGCCAAACGCACTAGTGTTCACTATGCTTCTCCAAGAGATTGGTTATGTTGCCGAACACGCGCCGAAAGTCACTCCGCCTGTTGTCGGCAACATAGAAAAACTTGTAGGAGCTGCCGCCGAGTATAGCGAAATCAAGTGGAGCTTCTTTGGACTAGCAGGTATGGTACTTGACCCGTTTATCAGTATGTTGAAAGCGGCAACGGGCGGCGGTGTGAGCGGTGGCAAAGGAGGGGCAGGAGGGAGAGGTGGTGCAGGCGGTCCTGGCGGCGCATCTGGAGCGGGAACTACCGTTGTTCTAGAACTTGATGGGGTAGTGTTGGGGCGAACTGTGGAGGCAGTTTTAAATAAACGTCAGAAGTTGCGCCTCGCGGTAGATTAATAATTTGTTTAGGCGATAATTATAACCAGGAGATAATACTATAAGAGATGAGAGATTTTGTTGACGGCTCAGACCATTTATTTATTAAAGGTGGGTACAGGATTGAAATATATCACGTTCCTTCAGGTAGGACCGTTAAATTTAAAGCCTGGGTAACAAGCTTCTCAGATTCGTATCAGTCCAACTGGAATACGGAAGATGTTTATGGGAGAATGGACCCTATTTCCACCTTCCAGAATACTAGGCGAACCATTTCTTTAAGCTGGGATGTTGTCTCCGCTCACTTAGAGGAAGCCAAGAAGAATATGAGGAAGTGTCAAATGCTTTTCAGAATGCTTTATCCGGCATATGATGGCGGTGGCAACAACGCATCAAACATTCGCCAAGCACCTCTTTTTAAAGTAAAGTTCGGCAATCTGATATCAGGCGCAAAACAGTCGGGCGGTGCTTCCGTTATAAACAGCGGGCTTCTAGGCACATTGAGTGGATTTGAGTATTCGCCGGATTTTGAATCGGGGTTTTTCACACCAGGCGTTGCCAAGATGTATCCTCAAACAATTGCTTTGAACGCAGAATTTCAAGTGCTTCATAATTTTCCTCTGGGGTGGAATCAGAACAAGAAGTTTCGTACAAAGGGGTTCCCATATAATGTTAGCGGCGTAGATGCGTTTAAAGATGTTACTGAGACTCCAGATGAGAAGAGGGCAGCTCCGCTTCCAGATCCTCCCGGCACGACTGTAGCAGAAAATGTATTGCAAGCAAGTTTACCAAAAGGAGAAGGAGAAGGCGAAACCGGACAGACCACCTCTGTTGACCCGAATGAAGACCTTTACGGAGGTACCAGTGAAGCGCCCCAGGAACAGATTAACGAGCTTCAAGAAAACGAAGTAATGAAGGACTGGTCTGGCGGCTCGTCAGGAGGATAACAATGTCAATAGGAAGCAGATACATACCACGAAGAATTTACTCCACAAAGAATGACCTTTATGCAGAAGATTTAGAAAAGAGGGGGCTTAAATATATTCGCTATTATGAAACGCCCCTTCTAAAAAACCCAACAAGTCATGAACTAAGAGACATTGACGAGTTTGGGCATGTGTGGAAACTAGGAGATAGATATTATAAGCTTGCCCATGAATACTACGGCGATTCAGAATTTTGGTGGATTATCGCGTGGTACAACAACAAACCCACCGAGGCTCATTTAAAGATTGGAGATGTTGTTAAAATTCCAACTCCTTTGTGGAAAATCAGAGCTGCATACGAGGTATAAGTAGATGGGTTGGTTTGGTTGGGGCGATGACGATGAGGCGGCAAAAAAAGAAACCGCTGACGGGACATCTCCGCCACCATCGGGTGTTTCACCAGTGGTTCATGAGGGTAACGACGAAGCGACACAGAACCGCGAGCGCCTGAATTATCAATGTTATTTGTTGAGTCGGATGGGACAAATTGCTAAACACGATACTACAAGAGGGGGCTACACGGGGTTCACATGTGTTGATGGCGACCCAACCGATATCATTCATAGACTGACAGCCGGAAAAGGAAGGTCAGGATTTTTAGATATCGACGCTGCACAGTTCGGACTACTGGTACCGCGAATAAAAATTTTCAAAGTACCACTTAAGCAAAACGGCGACCCGCAAGACTCGATAGGCAAAGAAATAACATTTAAGACGCATTATAGCGAATCTATTATTGAGCAACTAACCTCAAACAAGCGGTCACGCGGCGACGGTACCGGCTTAAAGAGCCTTTCATATGAATTCTACGATGCCGGTTCAACGCAATTAGCATCGCGAAGGCAAAAGATTACTTTAAAATTTTATGGAGAGAGCTTGGCGGCACTTAGTGAAGGAGGCGCTTTGAGTTTGGCTATGCCCTCTGAAAAAACGGTGAGCGAATACGAGGGCGGCAAGCTCGTTCCGGGTACGGAAAAACCAAACTCTGAATATTATGCACTGAAACTCGTATATGGATGGGCAATTCCGCCAGAGAAAGAAGGTTTTATAGGACCAGCACTGGTAAGAGCATTGAGAGCATCAACTCAAACACTTGTGCTTAGTTTGACTGACCACACATTGACGTTTGCAGAAAACGGAAGCGTGGAGCTGGAGTGTACCTATGAGGCATATGCTGATACAAAACTAAATGAACTAAATAATAATATTTTGTGGACGGATACAACCCAGGCTGAACAAATAAAAAGAGCCGAAGATGGTGTTAGGTTAGATAAGAATATTAAAGCGCAAGCAGATGGAAGCGTGGAAAAAGAGGAGTTGAAGGACAAAAAGAATAATAAATGGGTTGATTCAGATGAATTGGACGACGCCCAAACCGAGCAGGACCGTGCAGGAGAACGTCTTGAAAAAAGTCAAGCAGCCTTGGATAAACTAAAAGCAACGGATAAAGCCACAAAATATAGAAGGTTGTTAGATGAGTTGGCAGAATCTAATCAGATTTGGGCCATAATGGTGAGCGCTGAAGATCTTGGTATTCTTGGCCGTGGGTTCTGGGGCGACAAAAAGGTGCAGAAATTTTCATGCGCGGCGGCCACCAAGGAACAAGAGAAAAATATGTCGGCTGAAGAGATTGAGGAAAATGATAAGTGTAGAGCGTCGCTCAACGCCGCAAAAGATCCAGTATCAATAAAAAAGGCGAGCGGCGGCGACAGTAAAATTTCTGAAACATTGGAAAATTCTGAAAATATTATCGGTGATGACCCGGACCAAAAAGAAGATTTGGCAAACGCCATGAGCGCCAACAACTTGGTTGATGAGCCGACACCCGCTGGTTTATATGAACTTCGGTACATGTATTTTGGAGACATACTCGCAGCCGTTCTTAAGAACGCCTACAACGGTAAACAGATGCCGATACAATATTTGGTAGGCCCGCTAAATTTTAAAGACCCTGTTACGGGCAAATGGAATCAAATAAATATAGCGGATATTCCAGTATCGATGAATCTTTTTGAACAATTTTGGGCGAAGAATGTCATTAAACCCAGTCGCGACACGTACACAATTAAACAATTTATACGTCAAGCTATAGATGAATTGATTGTTGCTGCATTGGGCGACGATTGTTTTCCTGGCGCTGGCAAAGCGAATACTTCTCCCACAGCCGTTAAGATGACGACTCTGAGTTCGCCCGCCTTGCAGGATGGTAAAAGTCGAATTAGGAAGGGCGGTCGCGTCGGACCAAGCGAAATACCTGTGGCAGCAGGAAGCTATGACACAGAGACAACAACCCCGAGAAAGCATCTGAACTATTTGTTGATTTATTCTTCGGCTTGGACGTCAAAGGATCTAAGCGGAGATAGAGGCAAGGACGCGGCTCGCGGCATATACCATTTTGCAGTCGGACAGGATAGGGGTCCAATTAAGAGAGTTTCTTTTGAGAAGATGGACATCGAGTTCCAACAAACCGCTGCCGCGATGAGAGGGGGCAGTACGTTGGACAGATTGGCGGCTGCTTATAAGGTAAAATTGACAATGATTGGGAACACTCTTCTTATGCCAGGTAATCATGTGTATGTTGCTCCAACATCAATGGGGATGGGAACGGCAACCGCACAGAAACTAGGACTGGGAGGATATTATGTTGTCACGAAATTGAACGGAACTGTTGATTCGGCTGGATGGACAGCCGAGGTAGAGGGTACTCCGATATTCAGTTCAGCCGAGGACCGTACTCACGGGGCAAGGTCGGCTCCATCACCGGCCCCTTCGGAGACTCCCTCCGCGCCAAACCCAGAGGAAGAACCAAAATGATAGGAGTAATTACTAAATGACTGCCCCACCCAATATGACATTTCCTGTACGAACGCCGCTAGCCAATAATGGCTTAGGTCCAGCAGGCTCTTATCTGTTTCGAAAGTTTTGGAAAGAAAATGGTATGCCGACAGCAAGCTTTGAACAGCGCCCAATTGATTTTTGGTATGGAAAATTGTTTTTTGGAAGAGTTGACGGCGATGGCGTTGTGATTTATCCTTCCGAAACTAATTTTAAACAGTTGCCGGGAGATGGCGGCGGCACTCTTTGGGCGCTTGATTTTGTGGTGGACGCCTTTTCGGATTTCCAATCTCATTTTAGAAAGGCGATCGCTAAAAGGTTAATATTGGAAAACAGTAATATATCAAAAGTTGAGCCAGTCCGAGCATGGGTAAACATCCATGAAGATTATCACGTATATATGAAAGCGATGTATGATAGGCTCGTCACTTCGTGGTTTCAAAAAGAACAGCGAAATTCAAAAATTAAAAATTTTCCAGAGTTTTTGCACGAATTTATGGAGTATGTAAAAACTATCGGGAGTAAGATGCCCATCACCAAGAGCGCGTATATACTTTCGAAATATTTTACGCCATTGTCGAGTGCTCTAATAATTGAAATCTCAGAGGACGACCACTCAAACGATATTATCAAACAAAAAAATTGGATTGACGACCCGAATTTTATTTTTTACAAAAAAGCAGCGGCGAATTTTGGTTTTGTTATTGACAAGAACGCACCATGGCGGTTGGTTGCAGATATCAACAGTCCTATTATGAAAAAATATATGGAACCATATGGGGTATCTGATGCCGTCAGCTTGTTTGAGAAATACTATTACAAGTCACACTTCTATGATATTGAAACCCTAAAAGTGTACCTTGTCGAAATGTATAATGCATACGTTCAGGCATTTCCGCATGCAAAAATATTTAGAACAAAAATGAAAGGCGCGGGAGGTGTAAAAACTGTAAGCAAGTTAATCAATCGCCGCCCCACCAACCTCGTAAATGTGAATCGCCAATTTAGTCCAGAGTTTTGGCTTAAAACATATTATTATATTAGACTGCAAGAGATGAAGGAACCACATAGCCCTGTAGAATTCAATAAAAAACTTAAAAAGATCCTTCAGCAGTATAATTTGTTTGACTTTGACTTTGCTTTAAGTTATACTAATGATATGATTCGTAAAATAAAGGTTCGTTAGTGCTCTTCCAGTCAGTTGACAACAAAAAGTTTGTGGGCGTATATGTTGATGGTGTAATCCACCGTGACAGGCTCCCAGAAGGAATAAATATGACCTGGGGTTATTGTTCTTTTCTTCCGGGCGACGTCACATATGCTAGCCTGTATTGCAAAGGGAAATCACTAGACGAAGTATGTCCAGAAGATTTGGTTCCGCGCTGGAAACGCATTAGCGGCGGTCTTAGGGCACATTTGAGCGCCTGTCGTGAAGCGCAGGTGGATTTACAGAACATTTCCTTTCTCGATATAATACCAGAAAGATTGCTTTTAGAGTTTTGTGAAATTAAAAATAAAATTACTGAACACGTTTTGGAAAGCTACCCAAGACCTGAAAACTATGATTTTCTTTTTGACCTTGAACGAGTTTTGGCTGACATTCGGAGCCGCAAAATAAATTTAGATTTGGATGTACTAAAACCACATTTGGTTAGCGCCCACGCGCGCGCTGTATATAAGAGGTTGAAGCGGGCAGGACGGGTGGTAAACTATGACGCTCACAAAACAAAGACTGGACGCCTGACAACAAAAAAAGATAGTTTCCCCATCCTAACTTTGAATAAAACATTTCGTCAAGCCATAATGCCGAACAACGATTATTTTGTGGAGTTGGACTTTAATGCAGCAGAGCTTCGCACGCTACTGTCTTTACTGGGTAAGGAGCAGCCTACTGGCGATATCCACGAATGGAATATTAAAAATGTTTATCTAGATCTGGTGACGAGAGAAGAGGCAAAGAAAAGAATATTCGCTTGGCTATATAATCCCGAGTCTAAAGACCATCTTTCTAATGGTGCGTATAGTCGCGACGAAATTTTAGATAAGTATTGGGACGGTGAATATATCACGACTTGTTTCGGCAGGAAGATTAAAGCAGATAAGCACCACGCCGTAAATTATATTATTCAGAGCACGACAAGTGATTTGTTCTTAAAAAGAGCAATAGAAGTTGATAAAATATTAAAAGATAGAAAATCTTATATCGCGTTCACCCTCCACGATTCGTTGGTTATTGATTTTTCAAAAGAGGATAAGGATTTACTTCACCGCGCTGTCGAGGTGTTCCAAGATACCGACCTCGGCAGCTTTACTATTAATGTTTCTGTCGGTGATAATTTTGGAGAGATGAAAAGGTTGAATTTATGAAAATATATAACAAGCTGGTCAGGGATAAAATTCTGCTCATAATAGGGGAACAGGGAAAAGTCTTTTCCGCACACACAGCAGATGAAAAAGAATTCCGAAAGAAATTAAATGAAAAGTTACTTGAAGAGGTTAATGAATTTATAGAAGAGCCTTGTTTGGAAGAGTTGGCAGATGTGTTTGAGGTGTTAGCAGAAATATTAGACGTGATGGGTTACTCAATAGAAGACCTAAACATCTGTATGGTGGATAAGGTTGAGAAGCGAGGCGCATTTAGGTCTAGAATTATTCTCGAGAGTGTAGAGGAATAATATGAAAACAATTATCGGATTAGGAAAGGGCGGGTGTCAGGTTGCTAAAAAGTTTGCAGACTACCCACAATATGATATTTATGAAATCAAGGTAGGTCCAGCAAAGGGGCGTACAAGCTCAGTGTTCACCGTACCCAAAAAAAAATCCCCCGAAAACTATGAGAAGAAACTTCCTTCTTTAAAAAACTTTTTCAAAAAGGTGGAGGGTAGTGTTTTGTTTGTGGTCGATGGCTCTGAGCCCATAGCAGCCGCTTCGTTGAGAGTACTAGAACACCTCAAGGAAAATAATATTACTGTATTATATCTCAAGCCAGAGTTGCAATTTTTATCAGACAGTGAACAGACGAGCGAACGGGTCGTGCGCGGGGTGCTACAGGAGTATGCTAGGTCGGCTGTGTTTGAGAGAATTTACCTGATTGACATTCCTTTGGTTGCGGCAACCATGGGCGAGGTTCCAATCAAATTTTATTACGACCGCGTATACGCAGCGGTTACATCCACCTTACACATGATCACTGTTTTCAACCACAGTGAAGCGCTCCTGGGCGCGCAGGGTAACCCCCTTGATGTTGCTCGCATTTCTACATTTGGATTTGTTAACTCGGACAGTGGACAAGAAAACTTATTTTTTGCACTTGACTTTCCTCGCGAAAAGAGTTATTATTATGGTATCAATGAAAAAAAATTACGAACGGATGGTACACTAATGAAGAAGGTCAACGAACAAGTCTCAGCGGGAGCGCACGCTGACCTAAAGACTTCGTATGCCGTCTATGAGACAAAATATGAGGACGACTATATCTATCTCACGGCGCACAGCTCAATGGTGCAGTCGTGAAATTAATTAAAACTTTTTTTAAAAAAGTGCTTGACAAGTTCTAACGTGTGTGTTAGACTGTATAATAGAAACTCGGGAAATTAGCTGAGTTTACTTTAACCCGGAAGGAGAAACAATGGGTATTGATTTAAAAAAAATGAGAGCTAAAAAGTTGGCTCTCGAAAACCGTGGCGATGGAAGGTCTAGTGCCTTCTGGCGACCCCAAGAAGGGGAACAGACGATTCGCGTCATTCCCACATCTGATGGAGATCCTTTTAAGGATTTCTGGTTCCACTAT